CCCTCGCCCACCTAGGTCAGCGCCGTCCTCACAAAGGAGGGCGGCGCAAGCCTAGGCAGGTACCCACCCAAGGCCTAACTTAACCTTGGGGTACTGGGTGTGAGTACCAAGCGTAGAAGATGCGCTTGTGATCACTTTTCGAGCTTCAGTGAAGTACTGAAGGAACCCAGCATTATCCTCGGGTGGTCTGCGAGGTTGCGTGACTTTAAGGGTCAGCACCCTCACTTCTCGCCTATGGAGATCTTGATTGTACCTCTGGCTAGCAGCCAGAATACGCCCAGGATTACCAATAGACGACCATCCAAGGGACCCAGATCCATGTTCCACAGATTGGATAGCATAAGCTACCTCCTGTTCGACCATCTTCTGTACGAAGCGGGCAGTCGCAAAATAACCCTTATCACAAAGGTTATGATGCACCTGAATGCTTGATACAATGGATCCAGGTCTGGCTCGCTCTGGAAGATCAAGTACGTTCGCAGAAGTTATATCATAACCCTGGAACGCATCAGTACCACAAGACTCACGGAAGTTTCCTTCCGTGAAGGACTTGGAGGTATTGACCTTAAGACCTAAGGCTTGAATCACTTCCATTAGTACACCAGAGCAGTCAGTGGGGATAACAATGTCATCACCAAAGACTCGGACCTCAGTCCCCTTTATGCTCCTCAGATTTCTGAGTGTCGGGCGCTGACCGCGTACATAAAGCACGCAGCCAAGGCATAACACTAGGAAAAACAGAGACTGCACGGGGAAAGTGGTTGCGTTACCCATCGATGAGTATTTCCGGAGCTTATATAGCTTCGGAGAAGACTCACATATATCTTGCGTGATGTATGCAGACCTCGTGGCCTGCAAAGCATCCAAAAGGCTAGGAATTCGTCTAAAGAGACGCTCCACTGCCCAACAAGATACGCGGTCAGAGGCTGCCGACAAATCAATTGTCGATAGTCGACCGTCGATGGAGGCTCGAAGTGCAGCATTAGCGTTTAGGTCCTGCCGACGAAAGTCGACAAAGCGACCGAACAACGTTGATGCTGTACGATCGTAGAAATAATCACGAATCGATTGCTGTGCCCATTGGAAACACGTAGGCTCACAGGCGATAAGCCTGGGCTTACTGAGTACTTTTGGGACAGCACAAAGCTTCGCTGGGACCTCTTTGTCAAAGAGGGGGCCCGGATTATTCCGAGGATCGAGTGGATCTACCATGGACCAGTTTGCAATCGCATATTGGTCATAGGGAAATACACGTTCGAGTCTTTCCGGCCAATGAGTAAAGGAGTACTTGTTACTCCCAAACCGTTGATCGGATACTGCACCAGGTCCGTGACGGAAACGCCATGCCCCAGGCTCAAAAGAGCCAAGCTGTGAAGAGACGATATCAGCGGTAAGCTGAATCGTTCTTAGCAGCTCGGAAGGGAGCACGGCCTCATCTGAGTCATCATCGAAGAGAGATGGCTCTCTATAGGAAGGATGCGGATTCAGATCCTCAAAGGATAAGAATGACGCAGCCTCGCTGTAGAATTGATCACTATCATCCCAATGAAGGGATGGGAGTGCAACAGATGAGTCAACCTGATAGAATTCATCGACACTGTTCGCAGTGTTTTTGAAATTCGTGGTCAAGCGCATCTTTCGAACAACTCCAAGGAGTTGCCGAATATGAGCTATGCTGCGAATATCAGGCTGGTTTCTGATAATACCATTACGATCGAAAACGCGCAGGATTAAACCCCGAAAAAGTCGTGGGATTGTCCCCCCTCGCTGATCAACTCCAAAATGGAGTAAACCAGAAGGGATTAGGCGCTTCGTATCGAGGCACTTGTCAAAGTGCTTTCGAAACGCAGGCATTGTATCCATTGCAAAATAGATACCATGCTGGTCGATCGCGGAGCTTAAACGGATAAAATCTCGTCTAAACTCCTTGGCAAGCTCTGGGTATTCAGATGCACAATCGACTAAGAGTGCATCGAGCGTACCTAGGACGAAATCCGCGTAGCTTTTCATGTTGGCCATTGGTCTTTCTCCTATGGTTAACATCTACGGCTCAGCGGTACTCGTACCAGTGCAGCCAGACCGTTCGGTTGGCTGCAGCACCCTCTGTCGGGTGGGGAGTCTTACGACTCCCAGCCCAGCAGTTTGGCCGCAATACCTCCAGCCTTGACCATGTAGAAAGACATGGCCTCGGAGACATCGATGATGTCGGAGGCGGTGCCGTTCGGATCGTTTCGGATCGTGAACGTCACCTCGGATTGCGAGCCGGCGGCAGTGGTGGTCGGTTTCAGATAACGCGTGTACGTCACGGTGTGACGATCAAACGCCTGAGAGCCGGCCTTCACGGTATCCTTACTATGGCGCACCTTAGCGCGATAAGTAACGAGACCATCGTCGAGAAAGTATTCCGACGAGTAGCCGTCCTGGTTGATGAGGGGCAGCACCTTCGCGGTGCCGCCAGATCCATCAAGGGTAATGGTAAGAGTAGTGCCAAGCATAGGAGTTGTCCTTGTTCTAGGGAAGTGAGCGTCAGCGTAGTGTACGCTGAACGAACAACGCACCTAGAACTGACAGTCGAAACATGTCCAAGAAGGGCATGTTGAAACCTGGTGTCAGCGAGCCGGAGACTATACGAGTCTTCGTGACCGCCGTGTAGACGCCGGTCCATTCCAACTGGGATACTTTCATATCCAAGTTGTGAGGGACCATGACCTTAGGGACGTAGATCCGGCGCGATTCACTCATGAAGTTTCCTTCACTGTGCTGCGCAGGAACAGTATTGGAAAATGCCAGAAGGTATTTCCCAAAGTTTGTGAACCAACCAATCAACCAGGTCCAAGGGAGAACATCCCACAGGCCCTTGCCCATACCCTCAAGGGTAAGGCCAAGAACAAGTTGATAGGCTTTACGGTTCAACAATACGTCACTATGAGACCAATCAGGGACGGTGATCGGCTTCCATCGAATGGTAGCCCAGGACTTCTTATGTATGAAAATATCATAAGGAAAGTCACAGTAGTTATCAGGTCCATACTCAGCGACCCGATAAACTCCTTCACCGCTCAGATTCGCCTCGCCAAACTTAAGGCGTCTACCGAGACCCCGAGCAGAGTACAGATCGTGCAATTCCTTCGTGCGCTTAAGCACATAGGATTGCAAGTTTAGTAACTGCTTGACATCATCGATTAAGGGAAGCCAGCCGAACTGAACACAAAGTTGATGGTTCGCCAATTCCTTCGGCGACATCAAAGACTTTGGTTTATGAAACAGCTTGCCTAACTGTCGAAGTTGTCCCGGGATATCAATAAAGTCCTGTATCAGTGTGGGAGGCGTAAAGACTGGTCGAGAGGGATTAGTCCCAGCGACCAAATCTAAATACCAACCAGACGGAGGCGAGAGAGGGGTCGTATCTAACGATCCCGCACTCGCAGCAACAGGCCAATGTTGATACTCTGTTACCGTATTACCACCTGTGTTGTACGCGGATTTCATCTTACCGTTTATGAACATCTCACCAGAATACTGGGTAGATGACATAGGCGACGAGATGACCGGCCTACCGTGATAGTCAGATATAGTGCTAGTCAAATTGACAGTACTATTCTCAGTATAACTGTAGGATCCGTTAGCGTTAAAATGTAACCGCTTTCCAGCGGAAACATAAGGACGCGTCCGTGTACGACTAACACGTGTCATACGGTAGCTCACACCAGTTAGGGTCGAGATTGAAAGCCGTTAAAGCTCGGAGCCCCGCACTTGCGGG